ACCCTGACAATCCCGGTCGTGCCATGAAGGCCATCGACGACGAGGTGAAGAAGATGCTGGAACGCCTGTCCGCTGCCGCCGGCTACGCTGAACAAGCCGTCGTCAAGGAAGCCGACACCGAAGACCTGATTGAAGTGGCCAACGACGACGAAGAGACCGTCGACGAGGTCGAATGATCATCGACCCACATACAGTCGATACTTTCGAGGCTCACATCCGTGCGATGATGACGCCCGACCCCGAAGGCGACATCGTGCAATGGCTGGAAGCCAACGTGCGCGAAGTGCCAGGCTCGCCGCAGCCTGGGCCGTTCCGAGTGGAGTCCACGCCGTTTCTTGCTCCCATTCTCCGGGCGTTGACCGACCCAGAGATTACGACCGTCGTCGTACTCGGCGCGGTGCAGATGGGGAAGTCATCCCTGCTTGAACTGTGGTCGACGTTCATACCTGCCCGTTCGCCTGGGCCGACTCTGCTCTTGCAGGACGTCGACGACAATGCTCAAGACTGGCAGAAAGACCGCCTCCGTCCGATGTGGGAAGCCACGCCGGCTACGCTGTCCAAGATGGAGGACTCCGAACGCAACCAATGGAAGAAGACACGCTTTGAACGTAACACCGTTTGGGTGCTGGGTGCGAACAACAAGAAGAACCTTCAGCGTCGTTCTATCCGCTTTCTCGGCGGTGACGAAGTCTGGCTATGGCCTAAGGGTCACTTGAACGAAGCCCTTGCGCGTCGAACCGCTTTTATCTGGCAGGGCAAGTCGTTGCTTGTCTCGCAGGGCGGCGTCGAAGGCGACGATATCACCGACCTTTGGAATCAGTCCGACCGCAGGGAGTGGACTTTCAAGTGTACGCAATGCGGTACGCGCCAAGCCTACGAGTGGGAGCAACTGATCTACCCCGAGGACGCACGGGAGCCGAACGGCTGGAACCTCGACAAGGTCAAGGCCGGCTGCACCTACGAATGCAAGTCGTGCAAGCACCGCTATAAGGACTCCTTTGAGGTTCGCGCCGAATTGAACCTGTCGGGCGAGTACACGCCCATGAATCAGAACGCTCCCAAGGGCGTCGTCGGATTCCATTGGAACTCACTTTGCGCTCAATGGGGTCTGGACTGGGGCAAGCTCGCCGAGATGGCGATCCGTGCAAAGCAGGCTTTCGAGGAACACGGTGACGATGTCGCCCGTCGTGAATTCAAACAGAAGCGTCTGGCCCTCAGTTGGTCTGATGACCCGGACGACGGCGGAGGCGAAGTCATGCCGCAGGGCTACAAGATGCTCGATGAATGGGATGCCGAGGCGTTCATGGTCGATAGCAAGCTCGCCGAACCGCCGTTCAAGGACGAGTACAAGAAAGCCAAGCAGTTCGCCAAACTCCGCTTCATGGCGGTCGACGTGCAGCGTAAGGGATTCTACTGGATTGTTCGTGCCTGGGCGTTGGACGGCAAGTCCCGCATGGTGCAATGGGGCTATTGCGAAACCGAAGACCAGTTGCGTGAAGCCCAAAGGAAATTGGAGGTCTCCGACTTCTTTGTTTTCGTTGACTCGGGTGACGGCCCTAACACCGACACCGTTTACCGTATGTGCGCGAAGTTCGCCTGGAACGCCACGAAGGGTTCCGGCCAGAACGAGTTCCCTTGGCGTATTCAGACGCCCTACGGCATCAAGGTGGCCTATCGCCCCTACGCCCGAGCCAAGGTGATCCAAGTCGGTCAGACTTCCTGCAAACTGTACCTGTTCTCAAATCTGTACTTCAAGGACTCCATCTCTCGCCTCCGCCGCGCAGGGCATCACACTTACCCCGAGGACGCCGGCGACGAGTACCGCAAGCAGATGCAGTCGGAGCATCGCACCCGCCAGGCCAACGGGCAGGCCATCTGGCTTCCTATTGGCGACCGAGCAAACCACCTATGGGACGCCGAGATCATCGGGATGCTACCAGCCCTTATGGCCAAACTCATCGGGCGCGGCAAGAACCGCAACGGTAAGCCCGAAGACCGCAAGCCGGACGAAAAACAGGTCGAGGAAGAAACCGCTTGACGGACATCATACCAGCGGTAGAGTTAATACAAGCCGTCTGGCCCTTCTGGAAAAACCACGGGTGGCTCTTGTGGATCGTACATGGGTTGGGTCAGACGGCCCCTTTTACACGGGGCTAAACGCAAATGGCACGACCCCAAGGTATCTTCCTTATTTTCGACATTTGCGACATCCTTGAGATTGTCGACAAAGCCAAGGAATTGCTGAAGCAGGGGAAGACCATGATGGAGTACTCCGACTCGGGTACCTCCGTTGTGAAGCAGTTCCCGATGGACATCTCCACCGTCTTGGTGGAATGCCGCTACGCGCTGATGGTTAAAGACCCCCAGACCTACGGTTCAGTCGACCGTGTCCGGGTGATCAATATGCTCAATAACTTCCGAGGATTCTGATGAAACCGAAAAAGCCGAGCAAGCCTGCCCTACCGCAGGTGAAGAAACCCAAGACGCCGAGCGTAGCCCGTAACACGGCTCCGCAGAAGCAGGCGTCGGGTGGCGGCTCTGGCCCGGGCATCTTCTCGAATTTCGAGTCCGCCAAGTTCAGCAACAAGCGTTCTTGGATTTGGTCGTCTTGGCCGCAGGACTTCAAGAAGACCATGACGGTCTTCGACCGCATGGAGACCACGCGCAAGATGCGCTGGCTGGAACTCAATGCGGGTCTTATCCGACAGGTGCTGGCCGACATGGCCTTGTACACAGTCGGCAACGGCATCAAGCCCCAGGCTCAGTCTGGTGACGAGATGTGGGACGATGCCGCCGAAGCCTACTTCAAGCAGTGGGCAGCTCGGGCTTGCGACATCACAGGACGATTCTCGTTCTTTGAACTCCAGCACATCTGCTGCCGCCTGATGGATCGTGACGGCGAGTGCTTCATCATCAAGACCCGTGGCCCCGGCGGCGAACCCCGCCTTCAGGTCATCGAATCACACCGAGTGGGCAACTCGTCGAACAACGAAGTCCCGCCTGGCATGGTCGACGGTATCCTTTTTGGACCCTACGGTCAGCCTATCTCATACAACGTAATCCGCTCTGACGGCTCCAGCCGTCTAGTACCCGCCAATGCGGTAATTCACTTGTTTGAACCTGAGCTGGCTTCGGGTGCGCGGGCTTATAGCCCCCTCCAGCACTCGATCAATAACTTGGTCGATATGCTGGAGATTCTTTCGCTGGAGAAACTGGCGGTCAAGACCTCGTCGGACATCACGCGCACAATCAGCCGTGAGAATCCGAACTTCGACGGTACGCAGTCCGACTTTGAAGCCTTCGGCATGAAGCCGCAGGATTACGGCGACGGTATGACTGACCCGAGCGAGGCGTCTACGTTCCTCGGAGGCAAGGTGCTGGCTCTAGCTCCCGGAGAAAAGTTGGAATCCTTTGAGTCCAACCGTCCGAACAAGACCTTCGACGGATTCATCGAACACCTTGAGCGCGACTCTCTGGCGGGTATGCTCCCGTATGAGTTCGTGGCCAATCCGACAAAGGCTGGCGGAGCTGTCATGCGGTTCGTGGTCGCCAAGGCTGATCGCAAGTTCTCGCACCGCCAGGCCATCATGGTGCAGCGTTTCCTAACGCCAGTCTGGGGCTACATCATCGGTTCCGCCATCAAGGACGGTTTCCTTCGTTCCACCGAATGCTGGACAAACGTCTCTTGGACCACTCCCAAACGTGTGACCGTCGACGCTGGTCGAGACGCCCAGCAGAATCGTCAGGATATCGAGTCTGGCCTTAAGACCCTTACCGAAAACTACCTTGAAGAAGGTATGGACCCGAAGGAACAGATGCGTTCCAACGCCGCCGAAAAGAAGTACCTTATCGAACTGTCCAAGGAGTTCGAAGTACCGCTGTCAATGCTCTACAAGCCGCAGAACGTGGCCCCCGCCGACATTAACGCATCCGTCTCCGACGAAGAGCCGGCCAAGATGGACGACGGCGCGAAGATCGTCGAAGACGACGTCGACCCCGACGACGAAGAAACCTTCAAAAAATAATCCATGTATTCCCTTTCTAACGCTTTCAAGACCTTCTCGCCGATGCTCATCGAGCCGGCGAAGGCCAAGGCTTACCTCGAGAAGGTGGCCAACCTGTCCCCGACCGACCTGAAGGCGGGCGACGATTTGGAGGACATGATGGAGATGCTCTTCGGCCCCAAGCCCTGCATGATCAAGTCGGGCGACCTTGCTATCATTCCCGTCAAGGGCGTAATTGGCTCTGGCCTCACCGAGCTAGAAAAGATGATGGGTGCCACGGACGTCGAAGATATCCAAGAGATGCTTGAGGAAGCCGAACGTGACCCGGGCGTCGAAACCATCATCCTCGACTTCGATACGCC